TTACTATTACGTCTAATACCGGTACTGTTCTAGCAACGTTTACTCTTGGCCACCATGGTACTGACTTTGGTAAAGAATATGTGGTTAAAGCACCCACCGACACTCTAAAAGCTAACAATGCTACCAATGATGGTTCTTATGCAGGCCTTGGTATCAAAGCCGTATCAGTTGCATACAGATAAGGAACTAGAATGAATTTAATTAGCGAAGTATATGAAGGAGTTAAATTCCTTGTTGAAGAAAAAGAAGGAAAGAAGAACTTTTTCATCGAAGGTACTTTTATGGTTGCCAATCAAGGCAACAAGAACAAAAGAATTTACAAATCTGATATCTTAGAGCGCGAAGCACAAAGATATAATAAAGAGTATATCAAAGAGAACAGAGCTTTTGGTGAACTTGGTCATCCACAGGGACCAACAATTAATCTGGAGCGTGTATCTCACCTCATTACTAGCTTGGTCAAGGAGGGTGATAACTTTATAGGCAAAGCAAAGATTATGGATACTCCTTACGGAAACATTGTTAAGAACCTCATGCAAGAAGGTGCTACACTTGGTGTTTCTTCAAGAGGCCTAGGTTCATTAAAGATGAATAAAGAAGGATTAAACGAAGTTCAAGATGACTTCTATCTAGCAACTGCTGCTGATATCGTTGCTGATCCTTCTGCTCCTGGTGCATTCGTAAGAGGCATTATGGAGGGTGTTGAATGGGTGTGGGATAATGGAGTTTTGAAACCTCTGCAGCTAGAGGAAATGAAGAGAACCATTCAAAAAACGTCTAGTAGAAACTTAGAAGAAGCTCAATTAAGAGTTTTTCAACAGTTTATCAGATCACTGTAAATTTTTAAAATATAAATAATAAAGATACTTTTAAGGAGTAAAGAAAATGGCAACAAAACAACAACTAGATGAATTACAAGTGGGTGGTGGTGCTACTGGAGTCTCCATGGTTCCAGATGCAGGCACAAAGAAAACCACACTACCTAATTCAAAGTCCCAAGGTGACATGAATCCCCAATCATTGGCTGGCGATCAAGAAGAAACTGATCCACAAAACAATACAAAGCCAACTGGTGATATGTCAGCACAGAACAAAGCAACAATTGCTACTAAAGAGCACTTAGAAGCTATGTTCAATGGTGAAGATCTTTCGGAAGACTTCAGAGAAAAAGCTACTACTATTTTTGAAGCAGCTATTGAAGCTCGTATTGCTGATGAAGTTCAAGCTCTTGAAGAGCACTATACACAGCAACTAGAAGAAGCTATTTCTGAAGTAGCTAGCGAACTGACTGCTAAGTTAGACGACTACCTTGATTACTGTGTTGAGCAGTGGATGAAGGAAAACGAGGTCGCTATTGAGCATTCACTCAAGTCAGAAATCACAGAAGATTTCATGGATGGCCTCAAAGATCTATTCGCTGAGAACTACATTGAAATCCCAGAAGACAAACTTGATGTTCTAGAGCAATTGACTGCTAAAGTTGAAGAACTAGAAAACAAGTTAAATGATTCTATCTCCGAAAACATCGAAATGATGAAATCGCTAGATGGTTATACGCAGCAAGAAGTATTTTATTCTGTAGCTGAAGGTTTAGCACTGACACAAGTTGAAAAACTACGTCAACTAGCCGAAGGAATTAACTTCGATGATGCCAGCTCATATCAGAAAAAATTGCTGCTTGTTAAGGAAAACTATTTCCCAACACAATCAAATGCAACTGCGCAGTATATTGCAGAAGAAGATTACGCAATTGGTAACAACGATCTATATGAAGAAAAGACAGTTTCTTTCCAAGATCCATCGGTAAAGCGTTACTTTTCGGCTATCTCGCGCACTGCAAAGTAATAAATATAAAAAGAATATTATCAACCCTGTAAGGAGAAGTAAAAATGATGTTAGCTGAAGATCTACAAGCAAAATGGGACCCAATCCTGGCTCACCCAGATTTGTCCCCAATCAAGGATATGCATCGCAGAAGCGTTACTGCTGTTGTTCTAGAGAACACAGAAAGAGCCCTCCGTGAAGCAAATCAATATGTTCCACAAACACTTACTGAAGCTGCTCCAGCTAACCAGACCGGTGCTGATATCGATACATTCGATCCAGTTTTGATCTCGTTGGTTCGTCGTGCAATGCCTAACTTGATCGCTTATGATATCTGCGGTGTCCAGCCAATGACTGGTCCTACCGGCTTGATCTTCGCAATGCGTTCTAAGTACAGCAACAGCTCGAACAGCGGTGTTGAAAACTTCTACAACGAAGTTAACACATCGTTCTCGTCAGTTGTTACTGGTGCAAACACCTTGGGTCAAAAGCAAGTTGGTGGTTATCCAGGTAACACTACAACTGGTACAGCTAACTTGGCTGAGACTGGTATTTACAACTTTGGTTCCGGTATGTCGACAGCTCAAGCAGAAGCTTTGGGTTCTTCGGGTAACGTAGCTTTTGCTGAAATGGCATTCTCAATTGAGAAAGTTACTGTTACAGCTAAGTCGCGTGCTCTGAAAGCTGAATACTCGATGGAACTGGCACAGGACTTGAAAGCAATTCACGGTCTTGACGCAGAGACAGAATTGTCCAACATCTTGTCGGCTGAGATCCTTGCTGAGATCAACCGTGAAGTTGTTCGTACAATCAACGTTACAGCTACTAAAGGTGCTACAGAAAACACAACTACAGCTGGTCGTTTTGACTTGGATACTGACTCAAATGGCCGTTGGTCGGTTGAGAAGTTCAAGGGTCTGATGTTCCAAGTTGAGCGTGAAGCTAACCAAATTGCCAAGGCTACTCGTCGTGGTAAAGGTAACATGATCATCTGTTCTTCTGACGTTGCTTCGGCACTTCAGATGGCCGGTGTTCTTGATTACGCTCCTGCTCTAAACAGCAACAACTTGAACGTTGACGATACTGGCAATACTTTTGCTGGTGTTCTGAACGGTCGTATGCGCGTTTACATCGACCCATATGCAACTGGTAACTATATGGTTGTTGGTTATAAGGGTGCTTCTGCATTCGACGCTGGTCTCTTCTACTGCCCATACGTTCCTCTGCAAATGGTTCGTGCAGTTGATCCAGACAGCTTCCAACCAAAGATTGGCTTTAAGACACGTTACGGTATGGTTGCAAACCCATATGCAGAAGGTGCTACAGTTGGTCTAGGTGCTTTGACTAAGGATAGCAACGTGTACTATCGTCGTATCCTGGTTGACAACCTGATGTAATTTGAATATAAAAATTACAATATAACACAGCTGCAATTTTGAGAGGACCTTCGGGTCCTCTCTTTTTGTTTGCATAAATAGTAAAAAGGAGATACTATGAGTGCCTTAGCAAACACACCGACAAATAGAAACGCGCTTTCACCAATTAATTTTAAAATGGTGCTTCAGAAGGCACCTGGTGTAACTTTCTTTCTTCAAGGGTTCTCGTTACCTGGATTGACGTTTGAAGGTGACATTAATATGCCTACTCCTTTTGTTAAGATTCCTATTCCTGGTGATCATATTAACTACTCCCCACTTACCATTTCATATATGGTGGATGAGGATTTGAATAACTACTTTGAGATTCTAAACTGGATGATTGACATTTCAGGACCAAGAGAAACACTCACCCCACCTGAATTAAACAATTCATTTGCGTTCAATAACTCAATTAGTACTGATCCTCTAGCTACAACAAGATCAGATATTAAAATTATTGTTCTTTCAAGCTCCAAGAACCCAAACATCGAAATAACTTTTTATGATGCATTCCCAGTAGCTCTTGGTGAACTTGCTTTTAACACAACTGCCACGTCAGTCAATTACCTAGAGACCTCAGTAACGTTTGAATATATTAAGTATAAGATTGTTAAACTATAGTTGACCTTTGAAAGACTTTTGTGTACAATGCAATCTAATACTGGGAGGATTGTGTGAAGACGGATGAGTTAATTAATGAATGGGAGCGAGATAGCGAGATTGATAAAACGGAACTTGGTAAAGAATCTCTACGCATTCCTCAGCTTCACTCAAAATATTTGAAAGAGTTTTACTTAGCAAAAAGTATGCACGTGAAGCTAAATGCTGACTACAAAGCACTTTATAGAATAAAGCATCAATATTACCAAGGCATTCTTTCAAAAGAAGAGCTTGAGCAGCATGGTTGGGAACCACAGCCCTTGAAGATATTAAAATCAGACATACCAGTCTACATGGAATCTGATGAAGAGCTACAGACCATGCAAACAAAAATTCAGTTGACAGAAGATAAAATTGGACTGATAGAGAATATTATACGTACTCTCAACAATAGAGGGTACTTACTCAAGAACTGCATAGAGTGGGAAAAATTCAAGATGGGATTATGATACAGATCGAGAAGTTTAACGATACCTACAACAAAATACATTGTAGTGACGACATAGCTCAAGAACTAAGCGATTACTTCACCTTTGAAGTGCCTGGTGCACGTTTCATTCCCTCTGTAAAGAACAAAAAATGGGATGGTAAGATAAGACTTTTCAACT